TTAAAACCAAAAACAGTGTTATGGGTGGATTCTCTGTATCCGGCGTTAATTGTTAACTGGTTAACGTCACCTGGAGGCACCAGGCACCGCATCACAAAATTCATTGTTGAGGACGCGATAATGGAAAAGTTATCATGTAATGCCAGCACGTCTGAACTTCGTTTCGAAATTGGCGTTATCACTGGAGACAAAACATTTATTGAAGACGCCATTAAGCAGAGAAAACTCGAGCAGGACCTGTTAAATGAAGTATGCATTCCTTCAATGCTGGCTCGTATGGACCTGCTGCAAAAAGGATATAAACAATGAATACAACATTTGCACTCGTTCTGACAGTTTATCTTGTTTCCGGCGAATCTCTTGAGCTGGTGACTGGCTTATACGGTTCAATGAAAGAATGCATGGCTGCAGCAGCAGAACAAAAAATTCCCGGTAACTGTTATCCGGTAGATAAAACTACTCACACTAATAATAACGAAATACCGGCAGGACTTTAAAACAGCACCGTAATTAATATCCGGTTTCATTTTTATATGCCAGCAATGGCAGGGATTTGTTCACCCTTAAATCTGTAATGAGGTTAAAACACAATGAGTAAAATCTTTATTTGCGCTGCTATTCCTGACGAACAGGCCATAAAAGAAGATAGCGCTGTTGCGGTGGCCACTGCCATTGAAGCCGGTGATGAGCGTCGCGCACGCGCAAAATTTCACTGGCAATTTCTGGAGCAATTCCCGGCAGCTCAGGACTGCGCTTATAAATTTATTGTCTGCGAGGATAAACCCGGCATACCCCGCCCTGCCCTCGATTCCTGGGATACCGAATATATGCAGGAAAACCGCTGGGATGAGGAGTCAGCTTCCTTTGTACCGGTCGAACCAGAATCCGATCCGATGAACGTCAATTTTGACAAGCTGTCCCCTGAAGTACAGAACGCAGTCCTGGTTAAATTCGACACATGCGAAAACATCACCGTTGATATGGTGATTAGCGCACAGGAATTACTACAGGAAGACATGGCAACATTCGGCGGACATATCGTTGAAGCGTTGATGAAAATGCCAGAAGTTAACGCCATGTATCCTGAACTTAAACTGCATGCCATCGGGTGGGTTAAGCATAAATGTGATCCTGGCGCTAAATGGCCTGAAATTCAGGCAGAGATGCGCATCTGGAAAAAACGTCGCGAAGGTGAACGCAAGGAAACCGGAAAATACACGTCTGTTGTTGATCTCACCCGCGCCAGAGTCAACCAACAGAACACTGAAAACGCTGCTGAAAAAACCGGGGCTGTCACTGTTGCCATTCGCCGCGAATACAAACAGACATGGAAAACACTCGACAATGAACTGGCCTGCGCCCTCTGGCCCGGTGATGTGGATGCAGGAAACATTGACGGTACCATCCATCGCTGGGCGACAAATGAGGTTATCGACAAGGATCGCGAAGACTGGAAGCGTATCTCAGCATCAATGCGCAAACAGCCCGAAGCACTTGGCTATGACCGTCAGACTATTTTTGGCCTTGTTCGCGAACGTCCGATCGATATTCACAAAGATCCCGTTGCACTGAACAAATATATCAGTGAATACCTGACGACAAAGGGCGTGTTTGAACATGAAGAAACAGACCAGAGCTCTACTGATGCTCTCCAGCCGTCAGCAGCACAAACTGCTCCAGTGGAGACGGCAGAATCCGATACTCAAAAAAATGAAATCCTGGTGGAAGCTGAACCATCTGTAGAGCGTGAAGGACCATTTTATTTCGTCTTTACCGATAAGGGCGGGGAAAAATACGGCAGGGCAAACAAACTTTCTGGTCTGGACAAGGCGCTGGCTGCCGGCGGTACCGAAATCTCAAAAGAAGAATATTTTGCCCGAAAAAATGGCACATACACGGGCTTACCGCAAAATGTGGATACCGCTGAAGATTCCGAACAATCAGAGCCGGTAAAAGTTACCGCTGACGAAGTAAACAAAATTATGCAGGCAGCCAATATCAGCCAGCCTGACGCCGATAAATTGCTTGCTGCATCACGTGGTGAATTTGTTGAAGGGATTAGCGACCCGAATGATCCGAAATGGGTGAAAGGGATCCAGAGTCGCGACGCTGAGGACCAGAATCAGCCCAACGTGAAACAAAATGAGCCAGAAGCGGAACAAAACAGCCCGGATACGCAACAAAGCGGGCCAGAAGAACAACAACCAGAACCAGCAGTGCAACAGGAACTGGAAAAAGTTTGCACCGCATGCGGTCAGACCGGTGGCGGCAACTGTCCTGACTGTGGTGCGGTGATGGGGAACGCAACCTACCTGGAAACATTCGATGAAGAGAATCAGGCTGAAGCTCAGAAAAATGATCCGGAGGAAATGGAAGGCACTGAACATCTGCACAAGGAGAACACTGGCAGCGATCAGTATCACGCCAGCGATAATAAAACTGGCGAAACAGCAAATCCCTTAATTAAAGTGAACGGTCATCATGAAATCTCATCCACCAGCAGGTTGTGGCACCATCTGATGATTGACCTTGAAACAATGGGAAAAAATCCTGATGCGCCAATAAACTCTATAGCCGGTAAGTTTTTTGATCCGGCAACCGGAGAGATGGGGCCAGAATTCAGCAAAACTATCGATCTGGAAACCGCAGGTGGGGTCATCGATCGGGACACCATTAAGTGGTGGCTGAAACAGTCACGCGAAGCACAATCCTCCATTCTGACCGATGAAATCACGTTGGATGATGCACTGCTGCAATTCCGGGAATTTATCGACGAAAACTCCGGTGAATTTTTTGTTCAGGTCTGGGGTAACGGTGCAACTTTCGACAACGTGATTTTACGCCGTTCATATGAACGGCAGGGGATCCCCTGCCCGTGGCGTTACACCAATGATCGCGATGTAAGAACGATGGTTGCTCTGGGACTGGTGATGGATTTCGACGCAAGAACGACTATTCCATTCGAAGGTGAACGCCATAACGCCCTGCACGATGCACGTTACCAGGCGAAATACGTTTCAGCCATCTGGCAAAAACTGCTCCCGAGTCAGGCTGATTTTTGATGTTCAACCCATATCGCCGCCCACCAGCTATAGTGGCGGCGGTCATGCTGTAAAGGCACGTGACCACATGTACGAATTAACTCTATCTCCAGCAGAGATTAAAGAGATCACGAAATACGAGCGATACACAAAACAGCAACACCAGTTAAGACTGCACGGCATCCCATTTGTAATCGGCCCTAAAAACGAACCCATAGTTCTCCGCAGGGATATTCCACACGGTCTGACAACGATGCCAAAAACATCTGAACTGGTTTCTGCTGAACCCGATTTTGAGGCGCTGAACAATGGGAAGACCAAGAAAAAATAAAAAAGATAATGTACTGCCACCGCGGGTTAGATCGAATGGTTACAGTTACGTGTGGAAACCCGAAGGAAGTACAAGAAGTATAGGGCTAGGAAGAGTGCGGAAAACCAGCGTAGCTAAAGTCTGGCAAAATTATGAACTGGAAAAAGCAAAACTCCACAACATAATGACCGTAGCTAAATTATGGCACATGTTTATGGACTCCCCTGCATTTACAGAACTGGCCCCCCGAACCCAAAAAGATTATCGACAACATCAGAAGGCGTTGCTGATGGTATTCGGAAAAGTGCTTGCTGATAATGTCAAAACTGAGCAGGTAAGAATTTTCATGGATAAACGAGGGCTTGAGAGCAAGACCCAGGCAAATCATGAACTGGCAAGCCTGAGTCGAGTATACGGGTGGGGATATGAGCGTGGGTATGTGAAGAATAACCCATGCAAAGGAGTCAGAAAATTCTCTCTTAAAGCCCGCACTGTTTACATCACCGATGAACAGTATGCGGCGATATATGCGGAAGCAATTCCACAGTTACGCATTGCAATGGAGATTTCCTATCTCTGTGCGGCAAGACTCGGTGATGTGCTTGAGTTGAAATGGCAGGATATTATGGATAAAGGGATCTACATTGAGCAAAACAAAACCGGCACCAAACAAATCAAGGAATGGTCACCGCGATTACGTACAGCGATCCAGTTAGCCCGAAATGTATCTTCCTGTACATGCGAATATGTGATCAATACAACCAAAGGCGGGAAAGTCATAGCTAAAACGCTGAATAACTGGTGGAATCAGGCTAAACGCGCAGCCGAGCAAAAAGTTGGCGTTCCGTTCGGGTGCAATTTTCACGACATAAAAGCCAAGGGGATCTCAGATTACGAAGGCAGCAGTCGCGACAAACAAATTTTCAGCGGGCATAAAACAGAAAATCAGGTGTTGATTTACGATCGTAAAACAAAAATCACACCAACACTGGATTTGCCGCTCGTGGTTAGCAAGTAGACAATCCAGAAAAATTTCTGGCAAAAAGACTTGGTATACTAGCTATGAGCAACTTCCTAATACCTTGATTTTTCTTGGTGTTAAATTTGATTAACTTTTCAGCAATTTCACGTATTACACTGATTTTTATTTGTTTTTCTTCGGTCTACCAAACGGCTGCCAGCCCTCTTTCAGTTTGTGTGTCAGCTTTTCCGCAAGGTCTGACGGCGACGCCGCCCTGACAACATCATAATGTTTAAATGTCATTATTCCTCCCGGCCGGGATAGTGTAT